GGACAAGTCAGCACCGACCAAGTTAGCACAGGACAATATAGCACGGGACAAGTCAGCACCGGACAATATAGCACGGGACAAGTCAGCACCGACCAAGTTAGCACAGGACAAGTCAGCACCGACCAAGTTAGCACAGGACAAGTCAGCACCGACCAAGTTAGCACAGGACAAGTCAGCACGGGACAAGTCAGCACCGACCAAGTTAGCATCGGACAAGTCAGCTTTCTTCCCACCCTTACCTGTTAACCAAAGCTGATGGTTTTCTAATATCTGTTTTACATCAATAGTCATAGTAACTCCTCTTCGATTAGTTATCTTTTACCCACGACCAAATATCTATCTTAAATAGAAACTGACAAATACCCAAAGCCACTACAAATATGAACCCAACAAGAACAACCGACCCATTATCGGGCCTCACAATACCATATTGCAAGCCCCATGCCTGGGAAAAAAGCTTGTGATTTCGCGGTTACAGGTGTATAAGCTTTTGACAACTGTAAACGCATTGGTGTTTTAGCAGATTGAGGTCAAAATGTCAATAAACGCAAATCTGCCTTACTGGCGCTGCTATGTGCACAAAGTATTTCTGTCGGGACCCTACAACCCGAGTGTTGCGGAATGCGTTGTTTTTGGCGTCACGTCAATAAAGGGCCAAGTCCCACTTTTTCACATTCAAACATCATGTGGAGCCGTGCGTTGGCGCGTGCCCTTGAACTATCTGTGCGCGGATCCAACCGCTGAAATACACAGTCTTGAGCAGACGTATTATTGGAACTGCGAGTCCGAGCATATTTCAGTCACGCTTTTTGACTGGCTGAGAGATACACGAGTGCTCGCACGCATAGCAGGCAAAACACACGCAGGAAAGTATCTTTTTACGCTCGATTGGGCTGACAGGGAGTGGAAAACAGAGGCAACAGACACAAGGGAACATAAGTGTGCTCATGTGATCGAGACGTTCGAGGGCCATTTTCTTTGCGTGCCGACTAATGCTATACTTTTTCACACAGAAGGGTTTGTTGATAAATTAGAATGGCCAACAGATTGGACTTGGCACGAGCAGGATTGGCACGTGCATCAAAGAATCACTGACAACTATCACTACGAGACGAAAAAAGATGATTAAAATATGGCTGATCGCAGTAGTAGCAATTTTGGGCATCGCAAAAGTTTGGGCTGACACTCAGCCTCAACCGCCCACCGCACCTCCACCGGTGTTTGCAAATACACTTGAAAAAGCAAAGGTTGCAGCGCTATGGTGTGGAGATAACGGCAATTGCAAAGTAGATGTGTTTGAGTGTTTAAGCGAAAAACAAGAACCCGAATTTGAAAAATGTTTTATACCCGATTATGCAGACAACTAAAGAACTAAAAAACATAAGTGTCCACGATGTTAAAACATCGCTGTGGCTTAGAGGCGAGCTGGGTTTTAAGCTTGACGCGTTGCAGATCAAAATCAGCAAAACTGTGATGAAGCAAGATTCGCGCAAGATATTGATCCTGAGCTCACGTCAAATTGGCAAGACGTACTGGGCCTGTGTCTACGCGCTTATGTATCTTTTAAAGAACCCAAATAAGATTGCACGCATCATCGCCCCCACTTATACGCAGTGTCAGGATCTTGTGGCTGACAACTTGCAGGCAATCATTCAAGACGCGCCGGAGGGGCTTATTTGGTCCGTTAAGAGCGAGTATCGATATAACCTCTATAACGGTTCATCGCTTCGCCTAGGGGCTTTAGAGCGCGCACATGTGGATGGAAACCGCGGTGGAAATGCGTCGCTCATCATCTATGAGGAATGCGGTTTCGTGAAGTCTGAGGACTTTAATTACGGCGTCGACAGTGTGTTGGGCCCTCAGCTTTTGCGCTCTCGAGGTATGGAGATTTTTGTATCAAGCCCAAGCGAAGAACCAGACCACCCGCTTCATACGCGCATTTTGCCTGAGGCTGAAAGCTTGGGGACGGCATTTCGCTATACTGTTTACGATTCTCCGACAATCACTCAAGGCCAAATTGAAGAAGCACAACGCAGATCAGGAGGAGAACATACTGACGCGTGGCGCCGTGAGTATATGGCTGAAATCATCAGGGTGAGATCAAAAGTCGTCATTCCCGGGTTTGACCCTCAAAAGCACGTTAAAGAGTATGAGCTCGATAAAAGTGGGTATCAGCACCTAACGGTTGACTGGGGGGGGATTCGAGACTTAACAGTAGCGTTGTGGCACTCATATGATTACGTGGCCGATAAACTTTTGATTTGGGACGAAAAAGTTTTTCAACGCAATACTCCTACGGCAAGAATTCTTGATGAGATTCACGATTGGCGAGTTGACTGGTACCAGAAAACAGCGGACGTTCCGGGACAGACTCTTATTGACATATACAATTACGAGTCTGACACAGTCTCAGACACGTGGCAAATGCCCCCCAAAGCTGATTGGCTCGCGGGTGTGCAAGCGATGTCAAATCTTTTTGAGCTCGATCAAATCTGGATACACCCGAGATGCAAGTTTCTCATCCGGTCAATTCGCGGTGGGGTTTTCAACAAAAACAAAACGGATTTTGAGAGATTTGACGATCCTCAGGGGATTGGGCATTGTGACGCCTTGGCTGCTCTTATGTATGCAAACCGTGTCCAAAATCGTGAGAATCCGATTAGAAAAAGTGAGATGTTTGCGAACGAGTTTGTTTTTAGTAACCCAAATCAAAAAGACGAATTTGAGGCAGGCATAGAAGGCATGGCAACGGGCACCCCAAAGTGGGGTTTAAGCAAACGCTTTGGGAGGTGGGGCTAAAAAATGGCAAAAATCACAATTCAGCGAATTTTTGAAACAACGAAAGCGCTCTCAACTGAGGCGGGTCAGAGTCTTGCGGACTTCATAAATTTTAACGCACAATTCGCGGAAATCACGCTACGCGCGCTGAGAAATGGGCTGACATATGCAGACAACATGGACTGCGAAATCAAAATAATCGAAGTATCAGACGACACGTTAACAGTCATCTCTCTTTCGGGGACCAGACGGCCAACGGAAATCAGAGTGAGACGCGTTTTAAATCCCGTCTATATTCTCACGCAGCCTCTTGCTTGGGGTTTTACGAGCACGGGCAAAGTTTATGTTCAAGTCAAGTTTTCGCCAGCTCCCACAACTCCACAACAACTCGAAATAATAGTCCTTTACTAAGATTTTATGGTGCTGTAAAGTATTGCCAACTCTAACCAGATTTTAGGCGAGGCAATTTTTTATGGATTCGGCACCCGAAGTAACGGGCGGCGGCGAAGTTTCTGCTCAACAAGCAGCGCCACAACCTCAGGCTCCTAGCAAATTTAAAATCCCTGTTGACGGTCAAGAGGTCGAAGTCGATCTTGACGAGCTCAAACGGGGTTATAGCCATGCTCGTGCAGCCAATAAACGCATGCAAGAAGCCGCTGCAATTCGCAAGGCTGAAGAGGCTCGCAAACAGCGCGCTCTCAAGGGAGACTTAGATTGGCTTGAAGAGCTAGGTGCTCCGGAGGAGCAGATCTTAAAGTGGGCTGAGCAGAAGCTTTTGAAAAAAATCGAATTTGAATCGATGCCAGAAGCTGAGCGCAATTACGTTTTAGAAAAGCAAAAAAGAGAACAGCTTGAACAACAACTCCAGGAGCTCACGGCAAAAGAACGTCAACAGATGGAAGCTGCAATCCAGCAAAAAGCTTTTGCAGACGTTGACGAGGAGATAGCTAAAGCTTTAGAATCATTTAAAGGTAAAAAAACCCCCCGATTAGTCCGACGAGTCGCGGAAGCAATGTTAGCCAACCTTGAGTCAAATCAAGCGCCCTTGCCAAGCCAGCGAGCTCTCCAAATAGCACAGAAGTCTCTGAATGAAGACGTCCAAGAGTATCTCAACATTGCTCCGATGTCAGAACTAGTCAAGATGTTCAGCAAGGAACAGCTTAATCAATTGCGACAAGTGTTCGTAGATGAAGCCAAGGCATATGTCCCCGCTTCGCGTCAAACGTCACAAAACACGCAAAATGTGCAGCGCAGACCTAGCGACAAAATGACCACCGACGATTTTTTTAGTAAACTCGAAAATAAATTCCAAAGAAGGAAATAATAATGGCAACATCACCGGGTCTATTTTTTTGGCAAGATAAACTGGGACGAACAAACCCCCATTGCGTTGTTTTTAACTTTAAAATCACAGGTGCAAAAGCAGTGAGCCAGCTCCCATCTGGACTTCCTGTTTTAACAAGCTTCGATGCAATTGCTAGCCAAGCGGTCATCGACGATTTTTTGGGCACCACTAATGAGTTTCTTCTTGCAGCATTTGACGCCACAGCAATGGGTACAGATGCTTTTGCTTGCATCGTGAACATGGCTGGTCAAGTCGATACTCTTTACGCTGTAGAAGCTTATTTTGATGATGGAACGCAAGTTGCCAACGCGATTGCTGCTAACGGCCTGACTGCTTCCACTCTCGCGTACGAAGCCGCAACGGGTGCAAACGGCAACATGGCCGTGCGCGTAGTATTAGCAGGTCTTGATGCAGCGACGAGCGGAATTCTCTCGATTAAAATGTATTTCAAATCCAAATAATTAACAAAAAAGGAATAAAAAAATATGGCATCGACTAGTAATGCAGACGTTCTACAGACATTTAAACGAGTTTACGGGGATCTCACTAACTTACTTCCTGATGATCAGCCGCTCGGAAAATTCATTCCGTTCAGCGAAAAACAAAAGGTCGGCGAGAAGTATGTTGAAGCTGTAGTATTAACGAACGAAGTAGGTTGGACCCTTTCTGATTCTACAGATGCTTTTGAGCTCAATCCTGCTATCGCTGGAACGGTTAAGCAAACTGAGGTGACGCCCTACATTTCTGTGCTTCCGAGCATTATCCCTTGGGGCGTCATGTCTCGTTCAGCTGGCGGAGGCGATAAAGCATTTTTTGACGCGACCAAGTTTGTGGTGCGAAACAACCTACGCTCGCACAATCGATTGCAAGAAACGTTGAGGCTTTATGGACGCTCTTCAAATTTGCTTGGTGCAGTATCTTACGCTTCGCAAGTCTACCGCGGCGTAGCATTCACAAACGGGACGGGAACCCTTCCTAATACTCGATTTGGTTCTATCGCTTTCACCAACGGGATTAATGCCGCTGGGAAATACATTTTGATGGCACCCGGTGATTTTGCCGCTGGAATTTGGCTTGGGCTCGAAGGCGTCAAGGTTCATCAAGTCAACACGGCTGGCGTAATTCAAGCTACTGGAAAGCTTGTTGCTGTCGATTCAAAATACGGCATTCTCAAAGTTGACTTTACACCGACTGCTGCAAGTGCTGTGGGTTCTTCTCGTCTGTGTTTTGACGGGATGCAAGGTGCAGGAAAAGAATACTACGGAATCGATTATATTCTTAATCGCAACGGAAGCCTTTTCGGCATCGACAACACTGTTTATTCTCTGTGGTCTGCCAACCAATACAACTGCGCTGCTCAAAAGCTGACGTTACAAAAATTCCAGGAAGCTGTGGCTGATGCAGTCAACAAAGGTAACCTTGAAGGTGACCTTGATGTGTGGCTAAACCCAAGATCGTGGGCAACAATCGCAAGCACTGAAGCTGGTCTCCGAGTTTACGATGATAGCTACAAGTCAAGCGAAGCAGTTCAGGGTTTTGAGTCTGTGACATTTTACACTCAAGCAGGCAAAGCAACCTTCCGTCCTCACAGGATGATGAAAGAAGGGATTGCAATGGCTCTTCACTCTCCATCGTGGTCGCGCTCAGGATCTGCTGAAGTTTCTTTTCAGGTGCCCGGCATGAACCAGGACGTAATTTTTCCAATGGTCAACCAAGCGGGGTACTGTGTAAGATCGTTTAGTGATCAATACATTTTCAACCACGAGCCAGCGAAACAGATCTATTTTTACGGTATAAACGACGAAGCAGCGTCTTGATGTTTGTGTGTGATAGGGGTTAGTTTCTTCACTCCATAGGTGGCTCGGCCTTGCGTGATCAGGGCCGAGCATTTTGAAAAAGGTTTTTTCAATATGCCGATTACAAAACAATGGCCGGGTGGAGCAACAAACGCAACACCTACTAGCTTCAGCCTGCCTCTCAATAACGAACTGAATTGGTTACAACTCACAAGCTTTTTGCAGTCTCTTGCTGACAGTGCACAGGGTACAACTTTCCAAAAATTTAAAGTGAGAGTTGTTACAGCTTCGCCTGACACGATTAGTGCCACAGCCGATTGTATTTTGGCTGTAAACGTTGCAGGTGCCGTTACTATAAATTTGCCCGCTGGGGCTGAAAAGCAAATCTTTTTCATCGTCGATTCTAGCGGTGCAGCCGCCACTAACAATATTACGATCACCCCCAACGGTTCTGAAACCGTGCGAGGTGGTGCGTCTTTAGTCCTCAATAAAAACTATCAAGGCGTGGTTCTTGCTTTTACAGGCACGGACTGGAAAGCCTTTGGCCCTTTTACTACACCAGGATCAATCACAGACGCAGATTTTACGGGCCAGCTTAGCACCGCAAAAGGGGGGACCGGGCAAAACTCAACTGCGACGTTTCCGACTAATGGCACTGTCGCGACTGTTCCGGCTTCAGGTGTGGTTAAAAGCTCTGGCACGGCGTTAACATCGAGCAACGTTGACTTGACCGCCGAAGTGACCGGGACTTTGCCTATCGCGAATGGTGGAACCGGGATTACGAGTTTCGGCACAGGTGTGCAAACAGCGCTTGGTGCAAACGTCACGGGCAGTGGCTCAATTGTACTTGCTGCAGCACCCACAATCAGTGGAATTCCGACTTTTACAAATACAGCGCTAATGACGGCCATCCATATTACACCTACCGGCGGAACAGGTTACATACAACTAGCGGAGCAGAGTTCAGCGCCGACAACTGCCGGTGCTAATAGTTTGAGACTTTACGTTAAAAGCGACAATAACTTGTATCTTAAAGACGAGCTTGGGACTGAGTATCCCGTGGGTGGACAATTCACCTGGATTTTAAATCAAATTGGAAACCCAAGCGAGAGCGACAACTGGGCGGTGACAGGCGGATCGTTGTCAACCACTCAAGGGGCAGCTCAACTACCTCTAACGCCGCTCATTGGCACTGCAGTCAGACACGTGCCATCGGTCAACGGTCAATATGCACGCTACCGCTGGACCATGGCAGCTCCTTTTGCATCGCAAAGAATGCGCTTATACTTTGCATATATTACCTCAGCGGTCGCGTCCGGTGATTTTGTTGTTGAGGTTTACACGAACACGCTTTCAAACTACACGGGGACATATACAAAAGTCGCGCTTGATAGCGATGTCACCGGTGTTTCCAATCTTGCAGCTGGGACCTCCTTTTACGAATCGACTTTTGTTGCTGATGCCTCTTTAATCTACTACGAGATCAGATTCGTACGCGTGACTTCAAACGCGTCAGCCATTAACTTGTCGGCTGTTACCGTAAGTCCCATGCTTGTCAGCTATGGATTAGGGGCGGCTGTTGGCAAAAGTTTAATACTAAATGCAACGGGTGGATCTGGTTACCTTGAGCTAGCAGAACAGTCAGGAAGTCCAGGAACACCGTCTAGTGGTTTTGGCAGAATTTATGCAAAAACTGACAATAAATTATATTTTAAAAATGATGCGGGCACGGAAGTCGAATTGGGGATTGGGTCAACTATAGCGACAAGCACCATACAAGCCGCGGACGCAAGTGGTATTGCTTTTAAAGAAAATGGAGCGACCACAACAGGTTCGATTGCAGATGACGGCTCATGGGTCTTTGGAATTTCGCAAGCTTCAAACCCTGGTAAGCATATTATTTATGGAACCCAAGGCACTATCGCAAATCAAAATTACGTATTAGAAAAAAGATCAAACAACATTAGCACCAATGATGTAGCAATTCGATACGGGTTAGACCGAACAAATGGGCAAGGTTTCCAGGATTGTGCGATACAGGGCGTGGGTGGCGCTGGTTACCGTTTTGCAGCGAATACGACCGATGTCGGTGGTCATACCAGTGGGGGTGCATGGACTTTCGGGTCATCATCTGGAACATCGGTCCATCTGGTACAAGGTGGCGCAAATTCTGGCTCGGGCACAGGAGCTCCTCTTAACGTTAAAAATACTACCGGTGGCGAAACTTGGCGTGTTGGACCTACAAATAATAACGGCTTCGTTGTTTTTAACGGATCGGATACAGGACTTTACGTAACAAACGGTCAGACAAGTTGGACGTCAACGTCTGATGTGCGCATGAAGAAAAACGTTTACGATAGTAAGTTCGGTCTGCATGAAATTATGTCTTTACGGCCCGTGACGTTTGATTATTTGACAGATGTATCTGAAGTAAGTTCGCGAGTAGGTTTTATAGCGCAAGAGGTACGGAATGTTTTGCCTCATGCTTCTTACACTCCAAAAAACCCCGACGAAATGATGGGAGTGTCCCCTACAGAATTAATACCTGTATTAGTGAAAGCCATCCAAGAATTAAAAGCTGAAATAGATGAACTGAAAAATCGATAAAATAAGGATAATTTAAAATGCACCCTCTGCAATCCATGACAGACGACAAGAAAAAAGAAGCCCTGATGGAGCTCATCAAGCTTATGCTCGGTGAGGAAGCCAAGGGCAACGGTGAGGAATCTGTAGACGTGACGCAAGCGCTGCACGAAGCCATGGAATCCCCTGAAGAAGAAAAGGAAGAACACGCAGGTGGGCTGAGTGAAGAAGAAGAAAACCTTATGGAAGCCCCAGGCGAAGACTTTCGGGAGACCATGGCAAAATTCATGAAGCAGTCTCGCAAAATGCCTGTTAAAGGCAAAACGAAGGCAGTGGTTTTGGCTGCTGAAAGTGGTGCACCAATGGCAAAAAAATCTACTATGGCCGGGAAGTATAAATGATCACGTCAACGTATCTCCTAGAAGTGGTGAAAAGAGCGGTGAGCGTCCCAGCTTCGCAAACGCTTTTGGGAGACGCTGACATTCTTGCTATTGCGGACGAAAAAATCGCAAGCCGCATGGTCCCTTTAATTGAGAGTTTTGACACTGACTTTTTTGTGCGTCGTGATTTAATTCCGCTCGTTGCTTCACAGCAATACTACGATGTTCCCTACAGATCTATTGCCCGTGGGCTTCGTGATCTCCAGATCCAAGATAGCCAAGGGGCTTACAGAAGCCTTCCGCTCATCGCACTTGAAGAACAGACCTACTTTACGATGAGCTCTGACGTAGCAGGTTTCTATTTCGAAGGTGACAGGATTAAACTTCTTCCCACAGTCCCCTCCTCAAGCACGTATATGGGGCTCATTCTCTATTGGCGCATGCCCCCCAGCAAGCTTATGGTCCTGGGAGACGCGGGCGTTGTGAGTGCGATTACATACGACGTGGGGGGATTTGATGAAGTGACACTTCAAAACCTTCCTACTTATACAACGGGTGGGGCTCTTGTTGATTTTGTTAAAAAGCGCTCAGGTTCCTCGATTCTTGATTTTGATAAAACGATTCAAAGCGTCACAGGGACGACCCTGAAGTTTACCGCTGGTGACGTGCCCACCAATTTAAGTGTGGGAGACTACGTTTGCCCACCAGAGCAGAGCCCTGTACTCAATAATATGCCCAACGAGGCTATCAGCTTAATCAAAAGCCACGTCACTCAGTCTATGCTTGAAGCTATCGGTGATTTTGATGCAGCTAACCGCGTGGCCAAAATGAATATCCCCGAAGAAGAAAAAGACTTCAAATCGATCATGCAGCCGCGAATTGATGGTGAGCCCGTAGTGATCATCAACCGGCGCTCACTTGTGCGCGGAAACAAATTCTCTCAACGCCGGTGGATTGGACCCCCATGAGTTACAACTCGCCTGAGATCAGACAGTTTCGTGGGCGTTATGTCCAGCGAAACAGCTTTGAGGTGCCAGATGGGGCCCTTGAAGTAGCGAATAACGTCACAGTTCAAAATGACTTCATTATCACGAAAAGGCGGGGTTTTTATCAGTATTATGCTCCAGGGAGTGGTACACTCAAAAAATTAAAAAAGTATGAGAATCGCCTGATCGCTGTCTATGCTACACAAATAGCGCACTATGCCGACTCAGGGGTGAGCCCAAATCTTGTGGGCACGCAGACTGTGAACAGCAATGAGCCGGGATTGTCGTGGACTATCGCAACAAATACAACGCCGCGCAGTGTCGAAGCCTCTGAAAATCTCTATGTGACCACTGATAGTGGGATTGTTAAACTCACTGCTTACAACTCACTTGTGCAAGGTGTGGGGGCTCCTCCAGGACAAGACTTGGAAGCCCATTTTTACCCAGGCCAGCAAGCAACGTTTTTTGCGGGTGATAAAGTCCTGGGATACCGTGCATGTTTCGGTCGCACGGATGCCAACGGTAACTTAATTCTTGGAGCTCCTGGGGATGTTGCAGCACTGACTAACCCGATCATTGAATCGAGTGGTGGTTATTCAAGCACCGGTGGCGGTAGTGGACCTTGGACAGTCACGGTAACAAACGTGGGTCATGGACTTTTGACGGGACAATGGATTACAGTCAGCGGTGCAAGCCATGCGCCGGCTGATGGGACTTTTCAAATCACAGTGACGGGTGCAGATACTTTTACATATGTTGTGACAAGTGCAAACCCCAACTCAGGCCCCGACCTTGACTATCACCGAGCTGAAGCAGTGTTGCTCGAGATTTCGGTGCCTGAAGAGTGCGCGGACGTGTCTCAAGGCTGGTTTGTGCAGATTTACAGGAGCTCTCAGTACGATATTGCGGGTGATATCTATGGGGACTACCAACTTATCACGCAAAGAACGCTTACAGCGGCTGAAATCACGGCAAACGTATTGTATTTTAAAGATACCGTGGTTGACGCTTTGCGCGGCGTGGGCCTTTATACAAATGAAAATAGTGGTGAAGGCGAGATCCAAGCCAACGCAAGACCGCCGAAAGCGACGGACATAGCGCTTTTCAAAAATTATACTTTTTACTCAAACTGCCAAACCCGTCCTGTGGTCGAAATTGCTGTTGTCGATCCCTCAAAAATGACGGCGGGTGATCTTTTTTACCTACGAACCACTGAGGGCGTGACGACGACTGAAGAGATTTATGTGGCACGAGAAGGTGTGGCAAACATCCTAACGTACTCGCAGACTCTCACAGTGTCAGGGTCAGGCCCATACACGGTCACCGTCACTTCTAATGCTCACGGATTTTCGAACGGTGACGTAGTTTACGTGTCAAATATCCTTGGAGGCACGTTTGCTAACCATCAAGCGACTGTTTCTAATGTGGCGGCCAATACTTTTGACGTGTCACTCACGGGGACGGGCACTCCGACAAGCCTTTGGTTTGAGGGTTTGACAAATGGGACCAATCCAATCTTTAAACTCGACAAAACAAGCGGTGCTTTCAGCTTACAGCTTGCTAATACTGCTAAAGGGCTTACAAAGTCTATCAGCCGAAGGCCTTCAGGCAAGTGTTACGGGCGTTATTTGAGCGATTTTAGCGAGGTTCCAGGTCAAATTGGGATTTTGGGACGCGGATTTTACGATGCGATCGCTTTGAAAACAAACGTAGCCAATTTTGGAACAGGGTTTGAGCCTGTCATCCCGACAAGCTACGGCTCTGTGACGAGCGAAGTAGTCCTAGAACCCCATAAACTCTATGTCAGCAAGTTGAGTGAGCCTGAAGCTGTCCCCCTTCTTCAATTTTTGAGTGTGGGCAGTGAAAATGCGGCGATTTTACGCATTGCAGCGCTGCGAGACTCTGTCATCATCATCAAAGAGGACGGAGTTTTTCGTCTCTCGGGTGATGATCCTAACAACTTTGTTGTTACAATCCTCGATAGCACTGTGATATGCGGTTGGCCCGACAGTGTGGCCGTGATTAACAATCAGGTAGCAATGCTGAGCAACGTTGGCGTTGTTTTGATCTCAGAAAGTGCTGTTGCGATTATTTCTCGCAAGATCGAGGAGGACATTCGACCTATTTTAGGTCGTGCAAGCAATCTAGCCCATGGCACCGCCTACGAATCAGAGCGGATCTATCTTTTAACTGCTACAAGGCCGAATGATCCGGCTTTAAGTGTGTGTCACGTCTATAACACGCTGACAGACGAATGGACTACCTGGGACAAGCTTTTTATTGCTGGAGAAGTGGGTCCAGAGGATACTTTTTACGAGATTACGACAGACAACCGCATTTTACGTGAGCGTAAATCGCAGACTAAAATTGATTATAGTGATCAATCTTATACAGCCACAGTTACGGCAGTGTCCGGCAAAAACATAACCGTGCAAATTACGGGTTCAGGAGTCCCAGAAGACGGTGATATGTTTGAACTGAGCACCAATTTAAACCGTATTGTTGGCAATCCCACGTTTGTCACCACGAATACCTACTTATGCCCCTTAGAAATCGACACGAACTGGGTCCCAAGTGATGTGCTCACGCTTTACAAAAAGATTGATAGCACGATCATTACAGCCCCCTTCCATGCAGGCCAAGTGGGACGTATGAAACAGTTTGCACAAATGCAACTCCATTTCAGAGCCAACCAGTGCACGAGGCTTCGGATTTATTTTTATGGAGACATTTTTCTAGGCTCAGGAGAGATCAATTGGACCTCTCTTTTCAAAAACCAGGGGTTTGGATATTTCCCATTTGGTTTTGACTTTTTTGGACAGGGCTACGGCATTGACCTGCCTGTAGGGACTGCTCCAGCTCCAATCTGCCGGGTTTACGTGCCGATCCAACAGCAACGTGGTACTTATATCCAGACTGTCATCAATCACAATATCGCTGGCGAGGCGATTTACTTGCAGGCCCAGTCGTGGTCTGTTAGAGGCTACGGGGAGCGCGTTTCGCGATGAAAAACGAATACTGGTTACTTCAAGAAGGCGAAAAAATCGTTAGGCAGATGCAGCGGGTGCATAACGAGTGGGGCATCTATTCGACCTCGCCTTTTAGAACTGCTTGGGTTAGAAACGTTCTTGCGTACTACTCGCCTGTCCTTCATCCAGGATCTTGGGACACTTCGTTGGTTTTTGAGGGCACTCAGGGCGAGCTTTTACGCATGTATACTCCGCAAGCGCGAAGCATGACGAGGCAGCTCGTCACGCTCGTGACTAAAAACCCCTTGAGCTTTAAGTGCATGGCCGAGGTCATGGACAACCAGATCATGGATGTGATCAAGCTTGGCAACGCAGTCACCCAGCAAATTGTTGATCAGCAAAGGCTCGAGCACAAGAAAAAGATGCTGACAGAATCCGCGATCGTGCAAGGTGTGGGTTTTACCTATACCCGCATGAGAACAGATCGAGGGGATAAAGAGCCCATTTTAGATGAGGATGGTGCAGTGGTCTATGATGGGGCGATTGATATCAGCGTCCACACGCCGTTCGATGTCTACTATGACTCTACGGTCCCCGTTTGGGATGATGTTCCTTGGGTTGAAGTACGCACGATGAAAAGCAGGTGGGACCTTATCGCGCAGTTTCCAGACCTGACAGACGAGATCTTGGCAATCCCGAGTGCAGCGGCTGTGGCAGGGATCAAAACGTGGTTTGAACGCGTCACGCAGAATGACGACATGATCTATTGCTGGGAGCTCTATGTGCGCCCGTGTGCTGCAATCCCAAAGGGGCGCATGATGTTTTATGCTGGGGAAAAATGCATTTTTTTCGATGGAATTAATCAATATGAAACTTTGCCCGTTGAGCCCATGTTTCCTGAGCAAGTTTTAGGGACAACGTTGGGCTATCCGCAATTTACAAACCTGATGGCCTGTCAGGAGATGTTTGACAACACGATTTCCGCACAAGCCACCAACATTTCGAGTTTCGCCGTTCAGAATGTCGCCATGCCTCGAGGTGCGAACGTCAACGTCCAAGAAATTCAGGGGATGAGATTTACCTTTTACACTCCGCAAAACGTCCCCGGAGGCGGAAAGCCTGAAGTCCTCCATTTAATGTCCACGAATGCTGAAAATTACAAATTTGCGGATTACATGGAAAATCAAATGATGAAGATGAGTAATCTCAACGCAGCTTTGCGAGGAGCGCCAACTCCAGGTGCAACGAGTGGCGTAGCAATTGCGACCCTTTCAGCCAATGCTATTGAATTTACAACGACGATACAAGAGGCACTGAATGACTGCCTTTCGCGCACGTTAAAACATGCTCTCAAATGCCTCGTCAAGTTTGGTGCTAACACGGAGCGCATGGTAATGATGTCAGGGACCAACAACCAGCTCATTCCCAAACCCTACAAAGGCGAGGATCTTAAAAACGTCGCAGGAGTCAGGATCACGCTGCAAAACCCGTTAATGCAGACAATCGCTGGACGGTTAGAAATCGGTGAGAAGCTGCTGCAAATGCCAAAGGATCTTTGGGGCGAGTACGTGAGCATTCTCGAAGGTCAACCTTTAAGCAAACTCACAAAAGACGAGTTGGGTGAGGATGATTTAATCGAGGCTGAAAACGAGGAGCTAGGAAAAGGGACTATGGTCCCAGCTTTAATCACTGACGATCATGCCAAGCACATAAAAAAGCATGCAGCATGTTTGAATGATCCTCGAATCAGGCTCGAAGGCCGATTCAATGAGTTCTTTTTGCAGCATATTCAGGAGCATTACAATTTGGCATTAGAACAAGATCCTGGGCTGACTGCAATGGTTCGCACGGGGAAAATCCCTGAAGGTGGCTTACAGCAAATGATGCCACCTCAACAACCTCCTCTTGCAGTTGAAAATCAGGCGACAATGGGTCAAAATAGTTCAAAACCCGCAACACAAATGCCTTCGATGCCTACTGCCGAGCAAGCGACTGATCTACTAGAAGGACAACGCTAGATGGCCTACGCCTTTGAAAAAATTTTAAGTCAAGTAGACCCCAACAAGATCAACCTTTTTGCGCAGCAAGCAGGGGGGGCTCAACCTGAAATTGCAGGGACACAGGCGCCTGAGACTAAAACGGAGACCGGCGGAGCGGTGGGAACCGGCGGCGGTGCAGGTGCTCAGGTACAATCGGCCTCTGTCCCTTCTGAAGGCGCAGCGAGTCGCAGTGTCGGGACCCAGCGTGCTTTTGAAGCGAGCCAAAAAAGTGGTCCAGTTGATTTAGGCAAAAGCTTTGAACAAACATCTGCAAAAATTGCAGCGGCCCAAAAAGGCTTGCAAGAGGAAGCCAATAAATACCGTGAAGAAGAAATGGCACGCCAACAATACGACGTTGGCCAAGATGTGATTGAAAAGGCAATCAAAGGAGACAAAGAAGCAGAGGGGAAAGTCGCTACGACCCTCGGTCAGACTACTCCTGTTCGAGCTGGTGCGTGGACTCCAAAAACGGATTACACGATCGAAGAAATTGAAAGATACGGTTCAACTCCTGGCGTGCGAAAGATGCTCTTTCAACAGGCCGGCCCAGGTTATACCGCAGGATCCGCTGCACTCGATGCAGCACGTCTTATGGCTGATCCAACCTACCAACGCAGTCTTGGTGCAATTCGCACGGGTCAAAAAGAGTTAGAGGATATTGCAAAAGGCTATGCAGATCCTGAAAAAGGGCTTCAGAAGTCTATCGAAACAGCGGGCAAAGAAAAGCTTGAAACATCGCAGAAGGCAATCAAAGAAAAACTTGGCGGTGCTTTGAAAAATCTTGAAACGACAAACGCGGCTGAATTTCAACAATTCGTCGATGAGGTCAAAGCTTTAAGCACTTCGGGCTCTGAAAAACAAAAGGAAGTGATTGCAAAGTCACAGCCTGAAATCGCTAAAAGAATTCAAGAAGTGATTCAGATTAGGCCTGATCTTGCAAAATATTTAACGCCTGATTTCATCAATGCTTTTTCGATCAATCCTTCCGCGTACGTCAAAGCAACAGCATTGGATAAAGTTTCGGCAGAAAATTTTTATAATCCCGAGGAAGCAGCTACTTTTAACCGCATTATGGGACTTTTAGGCCAAGGTGGTCCGGCAAAAGTGGCAGGGACGATGCCAGGTTCTGCAGGCTATCTTGACGTTGATGCATACACGGCAGCACTCCAAGGCGCAGCTGAGGAAAAAAATCGCGCGGCTGATATTGCTGCACGACAGGCGATTGATCAAGCTAGAGCACGAGCCGAGGCAAAAAGTGCGCAAGCTAGGTCGCAAATTGCTGATCCTAACTTTTTGGCAACACTCGCAGCGAATGCAAGGGCCTCCCTAGGGCGAGGTGACATTGCGGGTGATATTATAGATCCCTATCAGTTTTACCGTAGTGGCGAAGTTTCAGGTTCGGCAATAGATTACCTTGATCCTGCCGATGTTGCGGCTGTTAATGCAGCTTATGAGGAGCTCATGACGCCGATGAACGTGCAAGCCGGAAGACTTTTCAATGCTCCTGCGTACACGTTTGACGAGCAGGCGTATAAAAACGCTGTCCTTGCCCGGTTAAATGAGCTTTCAGCCGCTCCTATGGTTTCCGCTCCGATCCCCCCTGGGATGCCAGGAAGCACTGCAATCACATTCCCCGATGATTATGATGGAGGAGGCGGAGGTGGCAGTATGATGCCTGGCGGTATCCCCGGCAAAGTTATTTCAGGCGGCAAAAAAGCACTAAAAAAACTCAAATTCTAAAAACGAGGTTTTAAAAAAAAATGGCCATTGAAATGTTTGCCGCCGCTGCGGGTGCTCAAGTGTTGGGAGGGCTTATTAATGCATACAACGCTGAAAAAGCACGGGGCGCGGATAAAAGAAAATTAAAAGAGATTCGTGATCTGTTTGAAAAGATCAAGCCACCTGATTACGATGTTTCCATTGATGCGCCACCACAGTATCACGAGCAAGTACTTGCACAGCCAAAATATTCTGACCCCCTGGCACCCCCAGCATTTGACACATCGAAGTTAAAACCTGAAGACCTTAAAGTTGTCGGTAAATACACTCCCGAAATTGCCCCCTATATTGCGGAACAGAACCCTGAGCTGGTAAGACAGAGTGCAGCGGCGATGGAAGGCCGCGAGGCGCAAAAAAAAGCGCTGCAAACTTTTCTTAAGATGGGAGAAACCGGTGATGATGCGATCAGTGCTCAAGCAGCTTTTGAGGCTCGTGAAAAAGCGGCGGCGGATACGCGTGCAAGACAACAAGCACTTGAGCAGAGTTTTGCAAGACGTGGACAACTTGGGTCTGGAATGCAATTCGCCGCAGGACTGCAGAGCGGACAGGCGGCTGGTAATCAGCAGGCCCTAGCCCAGATGCAAGCGGCCTCGGATGCACAGAGGCGGAGGCTTCAAGCCCTTTCATCAGGCGCAGCCCTGGGCAGCGAGATCTACGGCCAAGAGATGAATCTTGCGGGTCAGAATGCTGCGATTATCAACGATTTTAACCGGCGGATGGCCCAGTCTCGCCAAGCGTATGAAATGAGCCGCGCTGGGACTTTAAACGAGGCGCAGCGCTATAACCTTGGCACTGCCCAGGACGTGGAAGCTCGCAACGTAGCGGCCCGAAATGCAGCGCAGGCCGCAAATTTACAGCGTGCTGACATGATCACTCGCTACGGGGCCGAGTTTGGACGTGCTGAAAGAGATCGGCAGGACCGGATCGCTCGCGAAGGCTACGATATTGCAAGATCAGAGCGCGATTTCCAAAACCAAATTGCTCAAAACAAAGCAGACTGGGCTGCTCGACAGCGTCAGATTAGAAACCAGCTTATGGGTCAAACCTATCGTGATCAAATGGCTCAAGCTAGAGGCATGTCAGGTGTGATCGGGGACGAACGCGAAGCCTCCCAGCAAGCATCCCGTGACCGCGCGCAGATGGTGCAAGGGATGGCCAACATTGGCTCCTCTTATGCGGCCGGTCGTCAAGCACGCAGCGACTGGGCGCAGCAACAGGCAGCGGAAGATGAGCGATGGGGGGTGACTCAACCCGGGCAACGCAAGCGCCGGTACGAGAGCTATTATAACGACGACTGGGGGGATTATTAAAAATGGAGCAGTTTTATCCTCAAATGGACGAAAATGAAGATGAAGAAAATCCCACAGTAGCTTATTTAAAAGGGCTTAAAAATCCTGCACGAGGCGGGCCTGAATTTGCCCCACGTAAAAATCAAGAATACACAATTGACGACCGCGTGAGAGACTATCTGCAAAGGTCAAGTCAAAGGCCTCAGGATTACCGATCTCCTGCAATGATTGACGCTGCAATGTTAGGCGGTATTGCGGGGGGTGCTGCACAACTCGGCACCACATTTGGCATGACGCCAAGTGCTGAACCTTTTCAAAGGGCCGCAATGCAAGCAGCACAATCTATTCCTCCTCCAAGTCAAGCAAGGATGGAGATTGATCCTGTCGTTGCACAATATTTAAAAAGCAAAAAACCTGCACAATTTAGACCTTCAGGGATAAGTGCAGAAGGCAGAAATATCTATCTCGATCCCTCTACAGGTGAGGAAAAAGAAGGAACAATCGCAAGGCAAATCCAAGAGCCTGAAGTAAAGGATGATTGGGTGTCTACGGGCAAAGTAGATGCCGAAGGGAATTTAATTTATTTAAGCAGGCGCACTGGCAAAACAAAATTAGGCCCCAAAGTACAAACGGCACCACAAAAACCTGCTCCAGCGAAAAGCAAAAGTGAGTTAGATATTGGTGCAGAAACATACCTAAAAGAACGTCAACTCGATCTTTTTGATCAGATCGAATCTGATTACGCAAAAGCTTATGAGCAAGGTTACGCGGGACCTATGGCGGGTAAAGCAAGCAGGCTTAAAAGAGGTCTCGATTTAAGTGTAAGTCCTGAATACGATCGTGCAGCTTCAAATTTAGGCAGAAATTTAGCTAAATATATCAAAGAAACTTCGGGGACTGCTGCGGCAGAATCTGAAGTAAGACGCCTGACTAGTCTCATGCCTCGTCTTGATGTGTCCCCCGAGCGTTTTAAAATCGATATGCAGATTTTACGTGACGAAACGATGGATGTGATCAATTCGTTGCGTGCCGCTCGTGGATTACCACCTATAGGGGCACGTGAAACACCGAAATTACCGGGTGGGGATTTATCACCTGAAGAAGAACGAGAACTAGAAGAATTAGAGCGCCTCAAAGCGTCTCAAGGGAGATAACAGCATGGATCGGCGTGCAAGGCTTGAAGAATTACGAAAAGAGTTTCCTGAGCAAACTGCCGAAACTAAAAGACAGAGGCTTGAAAGGTTGCGCGCTGAGTTTAAAACAACTAGCCCTGAGGACTACGTTAAAACACTAGAAAGGCAGTCTAGACCAGTCCAGCCTGATACGATGGGCGAGCTCGTGGGTGGTGCTTACCAAAAAATTGCGGCTCCTTTAGCGGCTGTTTCAACAGCTTTAGATCCCTATGTCGGTGCTCCCATGAGGGCCTATTTAAGCTCAGCGGTAGAAGAAAAAAAGAAAGAAGCTGAGCCGGGGATGCCCACTAGTTTTTTTGCAGGTATTTCAGCCGAGCCTTTTAAAGCCGCTGCCCGACAATTCGGCAAGGATCCCTCGCAGGCTCCAACGTGGGGGGAAATTTCTGGTAAATACGGGGTGTCTGAAGAAAAAACGGTCACACTGCCAGGAATAAAAGACTTTGGCGTGCCAGGGCGAACACAATTCGAGCGAACACAATATAGCCCTGCAGAGATTGTTGGGGGAGTTGTAGGTGGAGCATTAGATCCAACGGTCCCTGTTGTAGGTGCAGGTTTAAAAGCTGCGACGATGTTGCCTGAAGCAGTGGCTAAAGGTGCTTTGAAATATGGGATGCAAAAGCCCATCGAACGTTTTTCAAAATATGCAGCCGGTGTTCCTGAAGATGTCATTAAATACTACAAAGAAAATTATCCGCGTCTGAAAGGCCAAAAATATGAGGGGATCGCCCCCCTACGAACTGAAATGCTTGAAGAAGCCGGGAAAATTACTAAAAAACATGATGATTTGATCAAAGAAAGCCAGGCAATACAAAGTCAAATCAAGGAAAATATACAAAAACATAAAAATCTTATTGGTGAAGCTCGGCCAGATCTCGAACACATTAAAACCATCGAATCTTTATTAGAGCAAGATAAAAAAGTACAAGATTTTTTAAGTGATCAAGCTGATGAAGAGTTAGGGAAACTCAATATTGTCGTGCCTCGTAAAGAGATTGAAAAAATGGTTCGAGGTGAATTGAAAGGTTACCTTGAAGCTACAAAAGTTGACGCTGCCACAGCAAATGAAATACGCGATATTGCCGACAGATTGCCCACAATTTTTACCGATTATATCAACGGCCCTCAATTGCGGGAATGGATGCAAAAAATAAGTAAGCTCCCGAAATGGAATATGCCACCAGGAGCCTACAATAGTGATCTTGATCGTATGGTAAAAAATATTCGATACAAGGTCAGCGAAGGATTGAAAAAAGCGGGTGAAGTAGATGGAGAGCCAAGTCCCTACCGTAAAATAATGGATCAAATGTCAGCGCGTGCTAGTGCCAGCGATGAACTGGCTCGTTATTTTACGACAGATGAGCGCGGCATTTCCACACTTCAAAAACTTTATAATGTCTCTAATGAACCGGCTGCTCAAAATATAGACTCGATTATAAGAAACTACGCAAAAACCAACGAATATCCACAGCTTATTGAGGTTCTAGACGAGTTAAAAAGTCTGCGAGGCGAACAAAGGCTTGTTAAGGGTCAAGGTTATGAGGCTATCATGCCTCAAGAGTTTGCTCGGCAAAGAGAATTAGAACCACTAATTGAGTCAGCAAAAAAAGATGTTGAATCGATTAGCCGTATGAATGAACCTGGGATCGAAAATTTAATACGTGATATTGGCAGACCACATCAAGGGAAATTGTATAACCAAGAGCAATTGGCAAATCTGGAAAAGCTTTCAGGTAAAGATTTTAGTCAAAAAGCGCGAGATATTGGCAATTTGCGAGAGTTTACTCTAGACCGTACTCGTGGTTCAAAGAGGACTACACCGGGAGCAATTGGTGGAGGTATTGCGGGAGGTGTCGCTGGATTGATGTTTGACGATCCAGTTATGAGAGGTGCAACGATTTACGCAGGTAAAGAGTTAGGCGAGCGCTACGGGCAGATGATGGACGTTGAAGGCGGAGTTATTGCCCGCAGACTTCTTGATAAAGCGATGGACGCTGAAAACGCACAAAAAGTTTTTTTTGAAAAAATGAAAAATCCCTCTGGGAAATTTGCGAGATATGCACAAGGTATAAATCGCATGGCAAAGGTAAGTAAGATACCGGCCCAGGGTTTAATCATGTATCATCAAGTTTTATACAATAACGATCCAGAATATCGCAAAGCACTAATGGAAGAGGTAGAATAACAATGGCCAAGACAATCACTTTAGTTTCAAATGCAAACGCCGCTGCCGATGTAACAAGCGCTTCTCTCGATCTCGTCGACCTTCAGACAGGAAGCTTTAACGTGATATTTTCAGGCGGTGCTGGCAACCTCGCTGGCACCCTTTACCTTCAAGGCTCCGTCGATAACGTCAACTTTTTCACGTATCCAGGTTCTAACCAATCTGTTACGGCAAGCACGGGTCATATCTGGGACTTAAACCCCACGGGCGTCCGGTATTTTCGCGTTTTTTGGGACTATACTTCAGGCACGGGCAATATCAGCGTGACGGCCTTCTTGAAAAATAATGTCGTCGTAGGAGCTTAAAACTATGACCTACATTGTTATTCCGGTTAAAGGAGGAGGTGGAGGGGCAACAGCACTCCGGGGCCTCATACCTGTCACAGACGGTAGTGCAGCAACAATTAATGAAATTGGTTATATCGAGACCGCGCAAGTTACGAGCCTAACAGCTTCAGGCATTGGTGCGACGGGGGCATGGGGGAGCGTGACAAGCGTGACAATCCCCGCTGGCGTGTGGATGCTTCAGGGGATTGCACAAGTGTTTGAAAATGACGCCCCTTTAACACAAGTCATTAAAATAGGCATCAGCTCCAGTGCTTCAGGTGCAGGAATTGGGACCTTTGATCAAACAATCATCGCACCTCAATTGACAGGTGCACCAATTCAACAAATCACTCCACTTGTTAAAGTTAATATCGTGGGTTCCACGACATACTACTTGAATACGTTTTTTAACTATGCAAGCGGATCTCCGCAACACGCAGGTATTTTATGGGCGATCAGATACAGTTAACGAGCACGTTTAAAATTGTCGGGAAAAACGTAGGCAATTCTGTCACTACGATTGACCCCCAAAAAATCGAATTGAGTTTGCCTGAGCTCAAATTCGGCGATATAACTTTCTCCCCACCTGAATTCTCACCGGTGTTTAGCCCCATTTTTTCACCTCAAATTACGCTCGACCCCAAGTACGAAATACGTGTCGAGCCCACACCTCCACTACCTGCGCCGCAAGTAAAAGTTGAAGTGCATCCTACGCCCTTAGAAGTTTTAAACAAGATCGAAGTACCTGAGTTTCAGCCTATCGTCGTGGAAAGTTACATTGTCGCGCCGTGGAAGGTCCTGACAATCATTCTTTTGACGCAGGTTTTGATACTTGTTGGCAGCTTGTGGACTCTCCTACATTTTTACAGTTTGGGGATGTTTGACTAAAAAAAAAGGAGTCGAAAAAAATGGTGCATCGAAGCCATAACCTGCTTTTTAACCCCTTTCTCATCGAAATGCTCAGGGGAATTGAACGTGCAAAAAAATCTGGTTGGCCTGTTGCGCTTTTTGAGACTTACAGGAGTCCAGCACGTCAAAATATTCTTTTTTCGCAAGGGAGAGAAAGCCCGGGACAGATTGTCACGCACACGCGAGGCTGGCACTCGTGGCATCAGTATGGTGTGGCCGCGGATATCGCTTTATTGCGCGAGGACCGTTGGAGCTGGGATTTTGATCCAGAGCGTCTTTCCAAATTTTTCGTAGGCGAGTGGATTCACTGGGGGGGGCCTAGTGATGGACCGCATTATCAGTGGAGCAAACTACCCAAACTTCACGAAGCCCAGAAAATTGCGCGCGATGGCAATGGGATTTTAGAGTTTTGGTCGACACTCAAAGCACCTTAATCCTCAACCCACTGCTTATTATTCATGGTTACGCGATAGACAAGGTAGCGCCATCCTGCACGTTGCGCAGCTTCGACTCTGGGTAAAAAATGAAGGACATCTTCTAAGATGTCCTCCGAGGCATACACATGATTGCAGAAAGACAAAACCTCTTGCGGAGGTGGTCTCATCATACAAAAGTCATGCTCGTCGCACCAATAAAATTGACGGGCTAGTTCTTTTTTACAAAAAACTATCGTCTGCTGACTGCTTTTTTCAGCACGTCGCGCAAGATTTGGCTCATCGACACATCTTTCTTCTGGGCTTGGCGCTCTAACCACTTTAAGTCGGTTTCGCGAATTCGTGCGCTTATTGAGATCATTTTTGCTTTTGGGGTTGTTTGCATGTTTGTTTTTTCCTTTTTTTTTGGTCATTTTGTTGCAAACTCCGCGATGAATTTTTTTTTACAAAAAAATAAACCACGAGATTTTGCGCGAGTCTTTATATTTTATCCCGTTGTTTTTTTCAAGTATCGCTTTTCTGCGATTTTTTTTCAATGGAGATCTCGTCCAAGATCAAGTCAACATCAGCACCTTTTTTAATAGCTGTGTATGCATCGCGCAAAAGATGGGTTTCGTCGTCGGTCAAATGTGTCAGGGCTTTCCCCAGAGCGGCTTCAAGCCTTTGGCGGCCGACTCCGAGTGTTGCAAATGCGCGTACCACGGGGTTCTCCTCGATACTAAATTTTGTGGATTTTTCTTCAATCTCAAGCACAGTGACTTTATCTTTTCTAGCCTGTTCCATCTCGTCTTCTGTGTAAAGTCCGCTCAATTCAAGTGGGAAAGCCCGGCGTAGTGCCAAACTCTCGGAGCACTTTGCTAACATTAAAGCAGGCATTTTCCGCCAAATTGGGGTCTGTGCATTGTACGCAGAGAAGTTTGCCACCGCCCATACAGGCTCTCTAAAGTGTTTGCGGTACACGCCAACCTTTGCAGCTGAAGGGGCTGACGAGCCAAGCCACACGTCTTTCCAAACACCGTCTTCTCCACACCAAAACGGTCCCACTTGCCCCTCGTAAGATCCGCTCCTCTCAGCGACCGCGCGGAAACCATCGATTGAGGCTGTTGTCTGTCCTACTCCTCCGCGTCTTACAAAAAAGATCTGACGCGCGAAGGGGTCTAGTCCTGTCCTTTTGCAGATTGCGAGGAAAAGTTCTAGTTCCGCCTCGTTTGCATCTTTTGCAACTGTTTTTTTTATGAGCTCTCTATCCATTTTAGCCCTCGATGTTTTTGCCGTACCAAGGTGGCATAATTAATTCGCGCACGATATTGCATATGCCTTCTTTTTTGTTGTTTTCTGCTTTTTTGACGTTCTCAATTGCGATCTTTAATTTTGTGTAACCAACAAAAAGAATTTCAGGCGTGCATTTATAGACGGTCAGATCGAAAGGGGGGTCTGACTCAAGTGCAATCCAATAAAAAACAACATCCTTTTCCCCATTTTGTTGCAAGAGCTCGGTGTATACGGCAGCTTGCAGGTCATAATGATAGCTATCGACTGTGCGCGCAAAACCGCTCATTTCGATAGAGCCTGACGTAGTTTTCAGGTCATAAATGCTGTTGCCAAAACTCCAATCTGGCAGGCCTTTAATTCGCACTCCCTCGTACTCGCCAAAAAGTGGCATGTCAGGATAAAGCAAGTCCAGGCATAAGGAGCGTGCAAGCTTATTACTTTCCACAGCCGCAACGCAGGCCATGACTTTATCAGCTTCAGCCTTGGACAGGACTAAGCGTCCCTTGTGTTCTTCCTTCCACTCTTTCGCGGCTTTCGTGCGACCATCGTCATGAGGGTTGACTACCCAAGACTTATCTTTTTTGAGCGCACAGTCAACAGCACTCCCAAACCGCATGGCGGCGGTTTCAGTCGGGGGTTCTTGAGTCAACCCGTGAAGTGGGCTCTTTAAGTAAGCTTTAAGCGTGCTATAGCTGTATCCCTCTGCTTTGCGATATTCTGCGACTTTTGATTGAGTCATGATATAATAAGTTATCCCTTCTTTTAAAAAAAAATGTCCGACACTGTATTACACTTTTTAACAAAAGAGCGTCAAGTGTTAAAGTATATCCTATATTTAACCGCTTTTTTAGCGACACTTGCCTATACCGGCGTGTTGGCCTTGAAGTCTCTTTGGGTTGAAACCCCCGAGGTTGTCGCTCAAGTAAATGACTTTCGAGCCTCGCTCGGAGTGAAAGCACTGAAGACTGACTTTCGGCTGGACTGTGCAGCACAGAGCCACAGTTATGACATGTTTTTGAGGAGCTCATGCACCCATACAACTCGCATGGGCCAAGGAGTGCGGTGGCTTGCAACAGAGTGCGGCTACCCTTGGACCTCAGGCGAGCTCATTGTGATTTGCAAAAATTTTCACGCGGACATGCTCGCAGAAATCTTGGTGAGTTTTTACAAAGACGAGGTCACACGTTATAATTTTGTTGGATACAGCCAACACGATCAATTCCACGCTTTTATCTTTGCGGATTAAAAACTATGCTTACTACTTTACTTTTTACTACTTTAACGGCACTTCCGCCTCTTGAGAGGCCTGCAGAGCCACCTGTTTTCGCCATGAGTTACGGACCAGGAGCCAACATCGTTTTACAGATCAATCTAGAGCGTCATAAAGCCGGTTTAAAGCCTCTTGAGATCAGCGACCAGTTCACATGCACGAGTTCAATTCAAGCCGCGTATTTGGCCGAAATGGACGGCCATTGCAGCCACACCGACCTTCAGCCGCGCGTTGAAGCCTGTGGAGGCTGGCTTGCAGCAGGTGAAGTCCAAGGTTGCGGACATAAAAGTGAGATTGAGCTCGTTGAAGCGATGGTGAAAAGCCCACGACACGCAAAAATGATATTAGATCCTGAAGTCAAAAGAGCAGGCGCGGCTGTGCTTGACAATAAATGGGTCGTGACACTTGGATGGTGATATAATTGCGCATTGAATTTGCAAAACTCCACTTACCTTGGCAAAAGCCCCAAAGAATCGAGATTCGGTGGCTTGCTAACGGAGTTTTCCGCACGTCTATTGTGGATCGCTACGATCGGCGTGAGTGGCTTCAAGGCGAGGATGTGGGGTTTGATATCATCGTTTTCCAGAGTATGCGTTTTCCGCGCACAACACGCCTGACAGTTAAAAAAAACCTGACTCAAGCCATCTTTAAAAATTTTGAGGGCCAAAGTTTGGAAGTTGAGATTTTTCCGTTACAATTGAAAAACGACTAAAAAAAATAATTAGAGGAAAAAAAAACATGAAACAAGATGTTAAAGAGCTGGCAATTCACGCAACTCTCTGTGTATGTCTCGTGCTTAAAATTTTAAGTTGGCCATTTGTCAAATTGTCAGAAATGGTTGACAAAAAAAAGGGATCTAAAGTAAAAACATCTGAAGCTCCTTGATTCCGCATGCGCAGCACCATCATCATCATCACTTTTTTTATCCTCCTCGCTGTTTCTGCAACAGCGTGGTGGAAGTTTTTTGACTATGCCCCCTTCGTTGGTCAGATTTACTATTTCTGTTCGCGCTCGAACGTAGAATATGTGATCATTACGGACACTAAAACAATTGCCGTCCACGTTGACCCGACAGGGAGACCCGTCACATGTCCTCTGCCCACGCCCTAAGCCGCCCTTTTTTGATCGAGTATCCTGCCCGGTTTATACGTGTTGAGAGCCATAATGAGATCCATTTTGAAATATGCTTAGGTTTTGGACTGACTTTAAAGCAGACCGTGACGATCGATGTGTCAGATTTAGAAGCAAGCAAGCGCGTTTTTCTGCAAAGAAAGCTAGAAAACATGCTTGCAGCTTCGCGCGATATTTGCCTACGTTTCCTTTGGAGCCACTGCGACGATGCAAAGCCAGCGGTTGATATTGATGTCGATAACGAGGACTTGCTCGACAAGCTAGAGGCTCTTGGCTACCTCTGAGATCATCTGTCGGATCGTCCACCCGTTATTTTTTCGCACGCGATACTCGTCAAGACTTGAGCGTGTGGCCATCCATTTAAAGCCGACTTTTTCACCCTTTATAATCCCCCGGCGGATATATTCGCCGATGGTGCCAGGGTGCATTCCTAAGTAGGTTGCACAACCCATACAGTTCAAAAGTTCTTCATCCTTTTTTTGATCCGGCATCTTTTTTAAACTCCTTTGCTATATTTTTCAAGGCCATCCCCTCAGCGCGTAGCTGGAGGTACTTTTCTAGATCAGACCTTTTTGCATAATACTTTTTCCCCTGTTTTTGGGCTGGAATAACTCCGCGACCGCAATATTCGCTAAACGTTGCAGAACCAAGGTTTACAAATTCTGCGCCGGCTTTTGTATCCAGTAAATCATCAGGACTCATATTTCACCCCGCGTTTTAATTGTCCAGCACCATAATACGCAATAAGTGCAGCATCAACAATCCCGTCATGGGCTTTTCGCGATTTTGGTGACGCTAGAAAATTTTCCGCCGGCCATATTTTTCGCGCGCAAAATAACGAACACTCTTTCGTGTTGTTAAAAGTGTAGGGCGACATGACGTGTATTGCTTGCGACCACACGGCTGGAGGTATGTAGTAGATTTTAAACGGCAGGTCAGCAAGCTGGCCACACAAGTAACCGTAAGCGCGTCCGTATGAAAAAGCGGCTTTGGCTGATTCGCGGCCCATGGTCTGCGCCTTTTCGATGAAAACGTACTGGACTTTTTCGCTATTAAGATAGTATCTTGGCTCGCAGTCTCGTAAGAGAGTGTATTTAACTATTTTAAGATCAGCGTCCAGAAGGCATATAGCACCTTCTTTTCCTGGATCGATTCCGGCATAGAGAGCACTCATGATATCTTACCATCGACAGCAAAAAGGAGTAGTGACGAGTCCATTCGGGTTTGTACCCTTTAATTACAAAAATGTGCGCGAACTATGGAGTATTGTGAGTCAATATACATGGAGCCCAACAATCTTCAAGGACAATTACCGCGCGGGCAAAAATTTTCTTTTTGTCGATGTGATTGGCTTCGACTTTGACGACTGTGGTTACACGATCGAGCAAGCAAAAAGCGATTTTCAGGGCTTTAAAATGGTGATTGGGACTACGAAAAGTCATATGCGCGAGAAGAATGGCAAGCCCCCGGGAGAGCGCTTCAGAGTTATATTGCCCCTCGCGCAACGCGTAGCAGACCCGCTAGACTACGTGGCCACACTGCGGTCCTACGCTAAAGCAATCGATCATCAGGCCGACGAATCTTGTTTCGAAAGAGCCCGTCAGTTCTTTCCCTGCGCGGCCCTCGCACATGCTCAAGACGGCGAGCTCCTGCCCGTGATGCCCGCATCTCGCGACGAGAAATGGGCTGTGGAGCAGAAAGCCGCGATTGATGCGTACAAAGCAAAACATGGGCTTTTACCACGTCATGTCATCGAGTTTTTGGATCAGGGGAAAGTATTTGGTGGGAGCAGGAACAAAAGCCTCTTTGTGGCAGGGCAGTATTTGAAAGCAAAGGGGAGTGGACCTGAAGACTTGAGAGCAGCTTTTACCGCCGCGCCTTTTGAGCGCACAGATTTTCCTGATCGTGAGATCGAGAACGTGATTAATAGTCTTTTTAAAAAACAAAACTCATAGAACTTGCCTGCTTCTTAGGGTTAAAAAAACAAGTCCTACGAGTTTTTGGAAAAACAGCGTTGCCTATTCTTGTGATAGCACAAAAACAACTTTTCGCCAATAGGCATAATCTGGAGCGTTATAACCGAGGTGTATGCACCTCTTCAGCTCAAAAATCCAGTGCGCGTGCTCAATTAATTCTTGGTCGCCCGGATCGTCGGGCGTGTATCGCTCAAGTGCGAGGTATATAAAAATCTCAGCGATCTCTTCAAGGTCGTCTTCGGTGTAGGGAATGTATTGCCAGGGTTTCATTTTTTAAGCCCATTTTTTATAATGACTTTCCCGGATATTTTTGATATCCGGGTTATTCACTCGCAAGCTGTAGATTGTGGCTACGTCTTGCAAAAACGAATAATGGGCACAATACATTGTGCGTATTGTTTTTGTCAAATTTTAAAATAAGGAAGCAACAAATGGCATTAACTACGATTTATTATTCCAACGGTTTTGATGGAGGTCCTGAAGAAAGATTATGCACGGAAGCTGAAGAAAAAATGTTGAGAAAAGCAAATAATCTTCTAAAAGTCCATATCACTAAAAGATGGAAATTAGTTTCAGAAGAACTGGCCGATCAAGGTTATTTTGTTGTTGAATTCCCAAAAAATCAAATCGGTTTGTTGAGCCTTGCAATTGTGCAAATGGATATTAAAGATCCAATATTAGCTTTAATAACTGATATTCCTTATCGTCCCGGAAATATTTTATGGCCGAGCGACGACCAATTTAACAATGTCAACTTTTTTACGAGAATGGAAGCGCAAGAAGGAATTTATTTTAGATTTGATCAATTTGATACAATCGTGAATTGGGCTCTTGATAACATACGTGAGCTAAAATACTGGCATAAAGATGTGTTTCCAAGAAATCATAGGTTATTTATGCACGAACACGAACATCCTCAGGAATTTGGAAAACCATTAAAACTGGCATGGTCTTACGAGGCACTTGAGACTTTCTGGCATCGCTCTTATTGTTTTTGGAAAGAATTTGATCCTAAAAACCATGATGGCCCAGGCACTTTGCGGCTAGAATTAGAAAAAGAAGGAACTACTTCCGATGTTAAGTAAACTTGAAAAAAAAGCGTTGATCGTGTTAGGCGCTGAAATTAAAAAAAGATGGCCATTAATCTATAAAACCAGCAAACCCTGCGATGGTTGGCTAGCTCATTTGCCAGATCACACGGCAGCTTATTTTAAAATTTCGGAATATTGGCCTTGGCCTCATCCGCATCCAACAAACCCCGTGTTGCGCGTGTCTGATATCCATTGCGGACTTTCTTGGTGTCGTGCTGTCAAATGGTGCGGACCATTTGATAGTTCGAGACGGTATCGTAATGCGCCAGAATTAAGGTTATCGCAATCGCTCGAAGTAAGTTTCACATATGCCGAGATAGAAACAGTTTTGCCGTGGTTGCTTGATAATTTTTTGGAAGTCAAAACTTGGCCAGACTTTATGCAACCGATGGCTGAAACTCAAAATTCTCTGGGTCACCCCCTTAAATACTGTTGGTCCCTGGGAGGCCTGAAGCAAATGGATGCATTGACAGCAGTTAAGAAATAATCGCTTTACAATCCAAATGAATGGAGTTAAACCATCAAAACCAATTAAGCCCTTTTTATTAGTTTTTTAACTCAAGGTCGTTTTCGATGCGAAATCATTTTTGCTAAGAAAAAAAGTTTAAGTGGAGAAGAACACCCATGTATAGTAATGTCCTTCTCCACTGAGGTGCGATTAATCATTGCAAGTGATTGATCGCGTTGAAACCGACCCCCTAATCCTAAGGTCAATTTCATGAAAGAACCTAACGCGGATTCGGAAAAAAATCAAGGCAGAGTTATAGATCTCCCTCCTGTTCGCCAAAAGCTTGATAGCAAAAAGAGCACGCGAGCACTTGATTCGATTGGCATTGAGTCCAAACTCGATGGCATTGCAGAACAGCAACACAATCAAGTGCCAGAAAAAAAAGGTTTAAGAAATTATCAGGTTGTTAATGAAGGTAGATCCATTGAAGCGTTACCAATGGATGAAATAATGCAGCAAATTAATGAATTATTAGTAGACGCTGATGGGAAGCCGATTGTCCATTTAGTCAGGAAACCTAACAATGGTGTCTACTGTCTGCGAAGAAACGAAAAAGATCACTTGGTAGAGATTCACATAAAGGATTTCAAAGAGTATAGGGCAATATTGAGATCAGGCGGAATTCTTATAGATTGGAAAACCGACCCTAAAATATTCAACTTATGCCCCTTTGAGGATTTCTTTTTTAATCTTGCGCAAGAACTACCAGAGATCGAATATACTTCTGAATGGCCACGTTTCCCCCCACTGCCGAATTCGACTCACAAGTTTCAGCACATAACTCCCCAGGAACCCGTAAATAAGCGTCTTGAGACGTTCGTCAACTTTTTCAATACGGATCCCGAAAACTCCGCAAATAAAACGCTCCTGTGGGGTCTTATCGTGGGATCAGTGTGGGGTGGAGACGGAGGAGAAAGACCAGTCTGGTGTATTACAGGCAAAGCAGGCGCGGAAAAGGAAGAATCGCAAGATATTGGGAAGTCCTCACTTGCTGAAGCTTTGCTTTATTTGCACAAAATTAAGGGCAAACTTACCATAACTCAATCTGAAGACCGTATGTTAAGCGGGCTCATACAAAATGCAGACCGCGCCATCCAGCTAATGGACAATATGGAAGAGCCCGTACCAGGCATCATTTTGAATGCAATGTCAACTTCAGCCACATACTCGGGGCACGTCCTCAAGCAAAATTATATGGACCGTCCAGCATACTCGATGATGGTCATCACAGCTAATACCCCGAATGTTGAAAGTCAGGCTGCTTCGCGTATGTACGTAGTGCGTCTGACAAAGCCCACGGGAGGCAAAAACACGTCCTTCAGGGAAATCGTCAAAGAATATATCGATAAATATGATGCCGAGATGATTGCCGAGGCTCACTGGTATTTGAGCCAGCCACATGGACAATACACAAGATCAGATATTAATAACCGATATATAACGTTCATCAATCAAGTTCTTTGCAAAATGCCAGGGTTTGACCCCCAAATTGTGGCAAGCCATCTTGCTGCGACGCAAAAAGAAGTGATGCAATCCGACGAGCATTTAGATTTTCAGGATTACGTGTTTCATCGATTTCGTAATTATGGACCAATTAAAAATGCAGGCAAAGTTTACATTAATAAAGAGCAGCATAAAATTATAATTACAACGGAAGTGATGAGAGACTTGTATATTGACTTCAAAAAACCTAAATTTATTCCAAGAAACTCAGAGACTGGTAGAATAATTGCGAAACTTTGCAGGGAAATGGGATGGGTTCGAGTGAAAAATAAAAGGCTCGCAGGTGAAAAGGAAACTGTATATATTATTAATCCAGACCTTCCTGATGATGTGCAGATCTATTTGAATCAGTCGCCGAGCAATACAAGAGGCCTGGTGCAAGCAGAGTTTTATCGTGATCCTCGGAAAAAATAAACGGAATGTTAGTTTCTAACGCTCTTTGACATTTATAAGTTAAGTGAAAAATTTCAGGCATTTGTCTGTTGTTGTGTATTATTTGTTTATGATTAAGTTATTGAAATTATAGAGATGCTACCGATGCTACCGATCTGCTACCGATCGTGCTACCGATCAAGTTCCTGAAATTACAGGATTGCTACCGATGCTACCGATAAAGCCCAAGTTCAGTTCGAACTCATATGGGTAATATAGAGATAGTAAGATCTAGATATATAGCCCCTGTAATCATCGGTAGCATCGGTATCATCGGTAGCAAAAAAAATATATATATCTTTAAGTATTTAAAATAAAAGAAAATAATAAAAAAAACTAAACCGCTACCGATGAAGTCTTGTATGACAATTGATCGGTAGCATCGGAAGCATTTCCATAATTCCAACAGGTTATTTTTTTCTCAAATTGTACGGGAGCCTGTATGGTACCAAACAAAATCACCGGAAAATGAAGGCCGCTGGATTGGAGTTAACCTGACAATCCGATTGCTGAAAAGCCCGGTTGGTGGTAAAACAGTCGAATCGCAGTTTTTGGTTTAGGCCGAAAAGGGTAATAATTTCCACACGTTGATTTTATTGACTTTTTTGGTGGTTGCGTTTTCCCCAACTTGTTTAAGGCAAAAATACAATGGTTGAAATCATTAGCTTTTTTAGTTTGACACTCGCAGCAATTTCGATTGGCCTGACGATTGCAGTCCTCTTTTTCCTCCGCGTCGCGTTTAAGCTTGCGTACTCGTTAAAGAATCAGATAGAATTAGAGATAGCACGCGCAAAAGAACATGTAAAACAGAGTGCTGAGATCAATCAGACGCTCGTGGCTAAGATAGAACTTCTTGAAGACGCACAACGAGGTTTCGACTTTTTTAAAGCGCAACAGCCTAAGAAATAAGAGGATTTTCAAATGAATTTCAGAGATGGATATTTAGTTGTCGGCCAACCCCTGGGAGCTCTGCCTCAAGACGTGGTGCTGACCGCAGACAACCAGGTCGTGCTGCTTCAACCTCAGACTGCGCTCCTACGAGTACAATCTGACAACACGACCGCAGCCAATCGAACTTTTACGATCACAGGCGGCTATCTCGAAGGCCAGGAGCTCACGATTGCTTTTATTAGCGGAAGCTCGACAACAGCACAGCTCAACAGCACCGGGAATTGCGTCTTAAGCGCGGCCTGGGAGCCTGACCAGTACGATACCATCAAACTGCAGTGGATCTCGGGAAAATGGCTGCAGATCGCGCGTAGTGCGAATTCCTAGTTTCCCCAAAAATTAAGTTGAGAAAAAGTTAAATGTATCGACCTTACAGACGGCCAACTCCAATGAGCGCCGCTGCACTCGAGCCAGCGGCGGACGAGATCACAAGCGAGACAATCCGCCAGAGGTTTTCTTATTTTTGGAAACTCACGAGACCTCAACTTAAAGCTTTGCTTGCTGACGAGCATACACAGATCGGCGACCTCGCAATCATCAACACATTGACGAGCGCCGCTGTGAACGGCGACGCCAACAAACTCAACGCCGTCTTAGACCGCATGGTCGGGAAAGTTGTACAAAAACAAGAGATCACGGTGGAGAAAGAGGCTTTGCGCTCGATCCCGACGGAGAAACTTGTTAAGCTGATTGGAGAACTTACAACTATAGACGCGCAGGGAGTAACTGTTGACGAGTGATCTCGATATCATTAAAAAGTTGGAAGAGATCATAGAATTGTTAAAAGTTATTAAAATGGATCAAGTGAGATTATTGCGAGCGACGACACGGAAGCCAAAAAGACATGGATAAATCAAATCCCTGGCTCATACTCGGTGACTGCGGAGAGCGCCTCAAAGAAATACCGGTACAAAGTGTGGACCTAGTAGTTACTAGCCCACCGTATGATAGTCTTCGAAAGTATAACGGTTATTCTTTTGAATTTGAAAAAATCGCAAAAGAATTAACTAGAGTTATCAAAGAGCGCGGTGTGATTGTTTGGGTAGTCGGTGATTCTACTGTAAATGGGAGTGAATCTGGCACGAGTTTTCGCCAAGCGCTATATTTTAAGGACGCTTGTGGTCTTAATCTGCACGACACTATGATCTTTAGAAAACAAAATTACGTACCATTGACGCATAATCGGTATGAGCAAGAATTTGAGTATATGTTTATTATAAGTAAGGGCAAACCAAAAATATTTAATCCGATTAAAATCGCTTGCAAATATGCAGGGAATAAAAGTTCAAGCAAAAGAAAATTTTGGAAGAGGCCCGCCACGTATGGTGTTGCCAACAAGAATGGTCCTGTATCCGATGAAAAAACAAAAGGTAATATTTGGAATTATTTAGTCGGAAATACATGTGCCTCTGCTAAAAACATAAATCATCCAGCGAAAATGCCCCTAAATCTAGCAAAAGATCATATCACGTCCTGGTCCAATAAAGGCGATATTATACTCGATCCTTTCATGGGCAGTGGCACGACAGGGATGGCAGCTTTAGAGTTAGGCAGGCGATTTATTGGAATCGAAATATCGGAAGACTACTTCAAAATGTCTCAAGCCCGTCTTCAGACCACTATCGATGAAAGATGCGGAAGGGAAAAACGAGACATGGACTTTTAAAAGCGAAACTTTTTGGCAATCCTGCGGACAAGCAGCAACGCGCGGGGGAGAGGACCTGAAGAAATTGAAGCCAGCTTTAAAAAACTTAAAAGTCACGTATCGAAAATTAGACGAACTGATCCCTTATGCACGCAACAGCCGCGAGCACAGTCCCACTCAAGTGAAACAGATTGCAGCTAGTATCAAAGAATTTGGTTTCTGCAATCCTATATTGATATCCTCGCAGAACGATATTGTTGCTGGCCACGGTAGGGCTCTTGCAGCGGAATTGATCGGGCTCAAAGAAGTGCCCACCATTGAGCTAGGCCATTTAACGGATACACAGCGAAAAGCCTATGTGATTGCGGACAATCGTCTTGCCGAGAATGCAAGTTGGGACACGTCCCTTTTAAGCCTCGAAATAAAAGATCTTGAGATGGCCAAATTCGATGTTGATCTTTTGGGTTTTAATGATGCATTTTGGGCTGTGATTGAGGATAAAACTTTTCCCGATAATCAAGATTTTGATCCGCAGTGCGATGAGGATGAATGCCCTGAACCAGTTTCAGAAAAGAAACCAACAACAAAAAATGGCGATATTTGGATATTGGGAGATCATCGTTTAATTTGCGGTAATTCTGTTGAAAATTTTTGCGTTGAAAAATTATTTGATAACAAAAAAGCGGATTTGGTTTTTACCGATCCTCCATACGGTGTAAATTATAAAGGTGGAGCAAAAAATAATAGAAATCAAATTGAGAATGACGACTGCGATGTCGAACCTTTTTATAAGAGTTTTTTAACGTTAGCAAAACAATACAGCAAGGCGGGTGCGTCAATTTACATTTGGCACGCAAACATTCAAATTCACAATTGCATCAAAGCCGCAATCGATTCTGGATGGCATTTCAAAAGCCAAATTGTTTGGGTTAAAAACGTTTTTACACTCGGGCGAAGTGATTATCATTGGCAACATGAACCGGCTTTTTATGGGTGGGGTATGGACGGCAGTCACGAATGGCACGGAGATAGAAAACAGTCAACAATTTGGATGATTAATAAACCAGTTAAATCTGAAGAGCATCCAACCATGAAGCCAGTAGAGCTTTGTGAGCGCGGTATTTTAAACAGTTCCATGCCGGGATACATTGTTTATGATCCATTTTGTGGCAGTGGTTCGACATTGATTGCCTGTGAAAAAACGCGCAGAAAATGTTATGCAATTGAGATTGATCCAATTTATTGTGACGTTATTGTCGAAAGGTGGCAAAAATACACGGGAAAAAAAGCAGAACTTCAAAGTGAAGGCATGTGAAAAAAAGTTCATGACTGATCACAGCGCTCCAATATCGCTCGGGGGAAAGGACCTGACAATATGAAGTTTCCAAAAGTCCAGAGTACTTTCGGCGTCACCCCATACAATCCCGATCGCGACAGCGACGAGAAACGTCGCGCTATATTTGAGCACTATCAATCTCAAATGGGAGCTCAACCTCTCCCACCGGAAACTTTGCCCTGGAACAGACCTTTTCCCCCAGGAGTTGAGGCCCAACAAGCTTTCGACACTATGCTTCAGGAGCGCGTAGTAGACCCATTAGCACGCGCTGGCTATGAGGGCCTAGGTTCAGGCTTGGCTTCAATCCCGAGCGCTGCGCACGAGATGATTGTGCCTCAGACGGAGTTTGACGTGGCAGGGACGATTATCCCTTTGCCTGGCGTCGCGAAAGCTATGAAACAAGGCAAATACCGAAAGATCAGAGCAGCAATGAAGGCTGAGGATCCTGAAAAGGTTGGGGAGATCATCGCGAAGCAGGCAGGCAAAACGGAATTGCCTATTACGCAAAAGGCAAATCCCGCTGAAGTCCGCTCGATCGACGAAAAAGAGATGTTGCGAAAAGCTGACGAGGCTAATTTAAAAG